CTGTCGAGATCGACAAAAAACATCGCAGCAGTAAAAGTAGCCATAGCAACCAAACTAGCAGTAGCCATACGTCTTTGAGCTCTTTGCTTTCGTAAATCATGCTCAAGTCTTTTGATTTCTGCCATGTGCTCAAACTCGTCATCGCTAACTATTCCGTCTTGATTGATATCGTAAGACGCATATTTGGATTTATCTTGTAATTTTTTTTGTTTCATCTTCTGTTTTCCTTATACATCCAGGCTAATAATATTACAAATCCTACAACTGTACAAAATAAAACAAACCAACCAACATATTCCCATATTTTTCTTATAAGCTCCTGTCTTTCATAAATCTCTTCTTTTCTTTTTTTTCTTATCTCGGCTTCCATACGCAAAATTTCTGCCCAGGAATTAGCTCCGTAGTGAAAATTTATGAAGGATTTAAGTTCTTGACGTTGTGCTTCAAGTTTCTTTTTTGCAGTAAAAGCCTCAATAGCAGAGGCTTCTATTTCTCTTCCTTTAAATAGTTTTCTAAGTGGCGAAGCATTCTTCGCAGACTTCTCAGTATTTTCAACATCGGATACTGCACCCATCCAACGACTTAAATCTTTTCCCATAGATTCAATTTCACGCCCTGCGGCGAAACCTTTTTTGATTGCGTTGAACGCCGTATTAGCTGCCGTTATAGCTATACCAATTGAGGCGGGATCTAACATTAAAATATCCCCTTAAATTTTTGTGGTTTTGCTATGTCAGAAAACTTTTTAATGATGCCACCATCACGTTTTTTTACGGGCTTTTTTCGCTTTCTTTTTCGGCTTGTTGATTTCGGCTTTGACTTCCCCGCCGTTGACAACGCTATCGCTATCGCTTGCTTCTGTGGGTATTTCTCTGACCTCAACTTCCTTATATTCTGGCTGATTGTTTTCTGGCTCTTGCCTTTCTTCAACGGCATGACCTTGCTCCTTTGCTAATCTTCTTTGCCTTTTCTTTTCTTTCTCAACTTGCCATATCTTTTCTCTTATAGAACTAACCATAATTTATCCTTTCATTGCTCTCATAGCTGCTACATCACGAGTTGTCTGATCTCTTTGTGCTGCTATTTCTTCTTGTTGATCTAATCTTTGTTGATCAAGAAGCACATCATTTCTTTCTTTTTCCTTATCAAATGTTTGCTTTTGCTCAAACTGATCTTGTTTCTGTGCAATCTCTTGTCCTCTTAATGCTAACTCTTGCTTTCTAATTGTTACAAGTGGATCTTCACTCGGAGGCGGTGTTAACGCTTGTGCATATTGCTCTTGTATTTCTGCTGCTAATTCAGCACTTCTTGACGCTACCTGTGCAGCCATTTGTTGCATTGCTGCAGGATCTTGTTGCATCATAGCTTGTTGCTCTGGAGGAACAGCAGCCATTACCTCTTGTTGTGCTTGCAGTTCAGACATCATTGCAATGTGCTCTGATATATGTCCTTGTAGTGTCATAAGTATTGCAGCATTAGCCTGTGCAACTGGCGTACTAATCATAGCTAAATGAGCTGTAATATGTGCTTGATGATTTTGCTCTGGAAAAGCCTGCAGACTACCACCCTTTAATGCCTCTTGATTTTCTTTTGCTGGATTCATGGGCATCGGCTGTGGGGGAGGTTGCAACACAGCTTCTATGTTTGTAACACCTAAAGCTTCATACATTTTTCTATAGGCTTGGTACATACCATTCGGCCCATGAATTTCAGGATTACTCTGTGCTAATTGAAGTTGTGTTTGTGCTAAAGCAATACGTTGTGACATCGAAAATATATTAGGATCTGAAACAGGTAATATATCTATCCTATCATCAAAATCTGTCTGTTTAATCTCTGGTGGTGCTCCAGGCACTTGATAAGGGTACATAGGAACATCCATAGCAAACAAACGTGCAAGCAACTTAAACTCTATCTTTTGTGAGTAATGAAGTCTTTTGTGTATCGCTGACATAACTTTTGTGCCACGTTCCATGATTGCCATAGTTGTGCCGACTGGTGCGTTGCCTTGCATCTCGCCGACCTTCATGTCAGCCATAGATGCAAAGCGTCTACCAGAGTCAATCAGTGTGCCAAGTAGTGAATACAAGGTTTGAGATGGCTCCTTAAATGGCAAAGGCATTATTGCTTGACGCAAATCCATGCCAACCATATCTACATCTCTGAACTCGCCAGGATTTAGCGGAGACTCGTCATCTCTAATCCTTGCACCTCTTGCTTTAAATCCTGCAGGTAGATTTGACAAAGTACCTGCGTCAATTAGTTGTCTAAGTATTGATGTTGATGCTCTTGATAAGCCACCTATCATATGAGTAAGGCCAAAGCCATAAAACCCAAGACCAGGTAGGAACTTATAATGAATAAAATAAGGGATCTTCCTACGGAACGGATCACCTTCATTGAAATTACGCTTGATCGATAATACTTCACCAGATTTCTCCACTATGGTTACGACATAGGGCATTTTTAATCCAGTAGGTTCTCCGTCTTGTCCAACGTCCTCAAACCCAACCAAATCTAAATCTGTGTGAATTTCATATAAAGTAATCTCTTCGTTATCGCTTGTACTTTTTCCTACACCCTGTATGTCGTCAATTGTTTCTTTGACCTCATCATAGTTCGTACCTCCGCTATCTGATGAGGGTAAATCTATATCTCTATAAAACCCTTGAAGTTGTAACTTCCTTATCTCATTTTTGCCCATTCGGACAACATGAGTTATGCGTGTAGATGTTCTTAAATCTGTTGCATTGTAAGGAACAATTAAGTCCTCTGCATGAACAAACTTAGAAACAGCTCTTTGCATGGAAGGGTCAAAATAAACTTTTTTAAATGCTGAACCTACAATCGGAAGATAAAATAACATTTGATCTAACTCAGGATCATATTCTTCCATCTCATAAGTTATTTGATAATTCATATAATTTTTAACACGCTCTGCTTGTGCTAAAAGCTCTGGGCTTTCTGCACCAACGATATGTGTTCTAACAGGTCCACTTGCTGGTAGCATTTCTCTGTATGCTTGTGCCTGAAACTGTGTAACGCTTTCTGCTAGTAATGGATGAACAACACCAGATGCACCCTCAAAAGGCTCCGCTCTGTCTTCATAGTTCATGCCAAGTAATTCTAAACCACCTTTATACTGTTCTTCCCAATCTCTTCTTGAGGATATGTCGTCATCAATGGCACCAACTAAATCACTAGAAACAACTCCTAAATCAGACTCTTCAATAAATTCTGCTAGATTTGCGTCAAATGGCACTGGTGTTGTCATTTGCATTTCTTGTTGAATTTCCCCAATAATGGCAGATCCATCATCAAGTTCAGTCACGCCTGGAGTAATATCAACCTCTGGTAAAGGCACTTGCACACCTTGAGGTTGTTCTGTGTTTTCTACACCATTTACTTTTTCTATTGCCATAATTATCTAAGTTTAAATTTGCCACCTGCTCTTGCGATGCCCATGCCTTTACAGACACCACCGCCACCACCCATTTTGACAGGTTTGACAGAACCGCCAAATTTCATGTTTCTTAATATTTTAAAGTCTTCTCCAGAAATCTTGCCGTCTTTGTTCTTATCTAATTTCTTTTGACCACCCTTAAGAGGATTAGCTGGATCACCACCAGCTTCCATCTTAACGGCATCTTCCTTTTTGACTTTATTGATTGCTTCCATTAATCCACCATCTTTAGCCATAGTTATTGTCTCCTTTTGAATACTAAAAGCACTATTACTTTTTGGCGTAATATCCAACGTTTGTGGCTTTGCTTTAACTTTAGTCCTTTTTGCTAGTTTTTTCAAATTCTTTGTAAGCAAGGCATCTTTCTTCTTCTGTTTATCAACTGACTTGATACCAGTTTTTCCACTTGCAATTGTCTGAATAGTTTTAGCTACACCTTTGAGAGGATCTTTTGTTGTCATTATTTTGTTCCTTTAAAACTACCGCCTCTGCCTGGAACAACGCCACCCATGTTCATTTTTTTTGGTTTTCCAGCAATTTTTTTTGCTATTTCTATTTTTATAACACCCGGCAAATTTCTTATGGGATTAGCCGCTATGTTAGCACCAACTAAACCTTGCTCAGCTTTTAGAATGTTTTCTGCTAGTTTTTGCATTTTTTTATTCATCAGTAATACTCCATCTTTCTTCTGTAGTTTGGCTCAAACTCTTCATCGTCTGGCGTAGTGATAAAACCACCTTGCCTAAATCTTAGTATAGCCTGTGTCATTGAATCTGCCAAGTCATCATGGTCGCCATGTGGAAAACTTGCACATTCCTCTACAACTTCTTCTGCAAAATTAGCATCAGGTCT